TCCTTTACTTGCTCAATATGTGTTAAGAGTTCTTGTAGTTCATCATCATATGATTTTATCTCAGGTATCTCAGGAATACTCTCTTTGAGATCATTGACCAAACGTAATAATTCTGGCCAAGGAGGAACTATATCTTTTACTTCTGCAAAAGTTTCTCCATTAGCATCTTCTATAGTTTGAGTAGACTCCTCTATCTCTTCTTCTTCTTTCTCTATATAACTTTCTACTGATGGTAAATCCTTTTCTTCTACTAGATCAGCAAGTGAAGGTAATTCTTGATTACTCTCTTCAAAGTCGTCAATAGATGGCAAATTTTTATTCTTGTCGTCAGACATGTTATGAGTATCTTAGTACTTTGGGATTTCTCTCCCTATGTTTTATTTATTATCTTCAATATTAACAGATTTAAGCATCTTTGCCAACTCTGCTGTAGAACCAACAAACAAAGAATTATTAACTGTACTAGGACCTTTGGATGCTTTTTCTTCTTCTACATCTTTTAACTTCTTCTGCAAATCCATTAACTTATCAGTTGCATCAGAGACACTCTTAATTAACTGACCAGCAACCTCATATGCTCTTGGCATCTCACTCTCTTGAGCAAGTTCAAGAATACCATTAATAGCTTCTTGACCCTTCTCTATTATACTGTAAAGATTACCTCTAGTATACTCATAGTCTTTTTCAATATCATTTCTTTCATGTCTTTCAGGTTTAGTAATTCCAACTTCAGTTGATTCTGTTGGTATTATTTCACCAGAGACATTAAAAGTATCATTCAAATCATCAAAAGTTTTAGTCATTAGATAGTTCCATCAAAACCAAAGTCATCTCCAAATTCTATAGCAGCATTGTCAGTAGTTGTGATGACTTTTACTTCTGCACCATTAACATGATCTGCAGGAGCAGTATTGTCTTGACCTCTTCTAACAGTTAATGCTGTTCCAGAAATGGATTCAACATACATTTCCTCCTGATCTATGTATATGTAATTAGTTGCTTCTATACCACTAGCACTGGTTACATTAATAACAGCAATACTAGAATCTATATTCTCACTTAGATTAGTGGTTACAGTATCACCATAACTCTTAGTTGCTCTAGGTATAACACTGTAAGTAACTTCTCTAGTAGGAGTAGTTGTCTTACCACCAGCAACATATCCAATAGAAGCCTTCTTGATGATATCCTTGGATACATCTGAATTGACTGGTCCAAAGAAGTAAGTCTTAGCAGTAAATCTCATAGTATAAATTAATGCCCTTCTAGTTGAGAAGTCACTCTCATAATCATCACTAGTGGTAATGGAATTTAAAACAATAGGAATATCTCTTTTCTCTCCAATAGTATCAACTAGGTCTACTGATACAGTATATGCAGGTTGAAAGTATGGGAGGATTTGCTCTACTATCTGAAGCATATCATCATTCAACTTAGTAAAGATACTAAGTTCAAAATCAAGATTATATGGTACAGGTAGATATGTTTTTGCTATAGTCTTCTTATCACCTTTTACACCTTTTAAAAAAGTTTGTGTGGTTGTAGATTTTCTAGAAGGATCATAGTTAAGACCATTCAATTCAAAAGACATTCTAGGAAGACTGATTTGAACTGGTCTGTTTAGATCAGGCACTTGCTCCAATCTTGCTAAAAATTTCTGAGTAGGTCCATATGCCAAGGGAACCTTGGTTGTACTAACTACAGAATCATCACTATTAGTATGCTGTATATTGACGTTATTAAAGATAGAACCAAAGGAAATAATGGTCCTCCTCATTATTTCGTGATAGAAATATTCAAACATTGTTACAATCCTAGTGTATTATTTATGGCATCCCAAATGGGTTGGTTTCAGTGAAGTCTATAATATCATCTGCAGCACTTTCAATTGAAGTATTTTCAGCAAATCCATCATCTGTATTAGACTCAGAAACCTTCTGATACTCATACTCAGCACCAGATGTGCTACCTGTAATAACCTCACCATCATTAAATGCTCCACTGATAATAGAAATCTTGAGTTCCATAGTGGATGCATCCCAAGATTTAACCCTACCAGTAGAACTAGTTGCAGCACCAGTTACTACTTCATTAAAGACATAGTTACCAGAACCACCCATATAAGGTGCAGTGACTGTAATAGTTGGAGGAGTAGTATATCCAGATCCAGCATCAGTAATACCAATCTGAGTGACAATACCTACACTATTAATATATGCTAAAGCAGATGCTGTTGTACCACCTTCAGGTGCTGCTGTAAAGGATATTACTGGTACTGTAGAGTATCCAGTACCTCCTGAAGTAATTGTGACTATTCCAATAGATCCATCAGATACAGTGGCAGTAGCAGCAAATCCTGCTCCTCCACCACCAACTGTATAGACCTCTGGTTCTTGACCTACAGTATATCCAAAACCTGGATTGATAAGGTCTACTCTACGTATCCTATAAGATTTCTCTCCATCATAATCCACTATATCATCTCTCATAGATGCTATACCTATAGCAGTTAGTCCAGCAGAAGGGGCAGATGAAATAGCAACCCTTGGAAGACTGGTATATTCATTTCCTGTATTGGATATAGTGACCTTACTTAATGCACCATCTACTATTCCTGTAGTAAGAACTGCAGTGGTTCCTGAAGATACTAGAGTAAGTGTCTCAATGTAACCTGCTTTCTCTAGGTTATCATCAATATCACCCACTCCTGTATCAATAACCTCATCCTCATATCTGTAAAGTTCACATCTAAGTTCATAAACATAATTCTTCTTTAACTGATAAAATGGTTTCTCATGCTCTACAAACTTAATCTCAAATAATCTATCACCTAGTGGGAAGTATATTAAGTCTCCTTCCTTAGGTCTAGTTGCTAATTCTATGTTTGGTATATTCTTAATAAGTGGCGTAATATAATTCTCAAACCTATCTCTTGATATAATAAGAGTTAAGTCATCAAGTGCCTGTACACCAAACTTTGATAGGAGAGAACCTTGTCCCTCATATCCATCAAAGGTATCTACATATGCTTCTAATGGAATTGCTTCCTCAAACTTAGACTCTATGACTTCCTGTATTACAGTAGTCTTAGTCATGTATCTTCTAGGGATATAATAGACATCCACCCCATACATCTTAATCTGTTCATTGATTAAGCTTTGGACTAGATTCTGCTCTGTAGAAGACCCTTGTAGGAAATAAGGATTTAATGCCATTAGCCTATCATATCAAGAGGAGGAAGTTCATAAGTATTGGACATATTCTCTTTTATCTTCTCTAGATCTTTCTCTGCATCTTCATAGATTTCCCTACCATTCAATTCAACCCCACCAGGCAATTTAACACCTTGGAACTTCAAAAGGTTTTGTCCCCACTGTTTCTTAATCAAAGCAGTAGCATAAGGTTTTAAGAATGAATCATTATAAACTCTAGGATAATCTGATGGATCTAATAATCTAAAACAATCTATAACTAAGTAGTCTTCTACACTAACAGAAGACCAATCAATATCTAGATACAATCTATCCTGTCTCTTATTAAATCTTATTTGCTTCTCAGTGGTTAATAGGAAATTAATATCTTCTAGATATGTCTTTACCATTGCATATGAAAGAAGTTCAGTAGAACCCCAATAGTAAATATCATTTAAGAATAACTGATACTTCACACTGAACATATTATTGGTGATAGTGTTACTACCATCAAAATGGAATATCTTAGTGACTCCTAAAACTTCTGGAGGAACCTGTAAATAATTACTATTTTCATTATAAGTAAATGTAGTAGCAGTTCCTACAATGTTTGCCTCTGCTGTAGTTGTAGTAATACCAACTCCAGTGGTTTTTCCTTGCCCCCTATCAATGTCTTCTTGAGTTATCTTATATTTCATGTAGGTTTGAAAAACCCCATCAAAATGCCTTTCTTGAAAGAATTGGATGGCATCATCTATCAGATCTTCTACTTGTTCATCAGCAACATTTATTTCTAAAACAGGCGCGCCTAGTTTTCTCTTGCAGTAATCAATCAGTTCTGATCTAGTTGAAGGTTGCGCCATTTATCTACTTTACTAGTATAAGTTTATTTATGGTGCTGATGATATACCAGGTATAACCAACACATCTCCTGATACTATTCTGTAAACAGAAGAACCAGAACCAATTAAAACATCATATACATATCTACCTTCTGGTATATTTCTAGTAGCAGTAGAACCTAGTGATAATCTAAACTCACCACCTTTAGCACTGG